ACTTGCTAATTCTATAGCTAGGGAGCATGTTAGAAGTCAAGTTCTTCAAAATCAATTGAAGTAACTCCTAATGATTCGGCTTGTTGAATGGCTGATTCCACCGATGTTGGGTAGGTCGTTGATAGAATGTTTCCGTTGTTGTGGACAACTAATTCTACTGCTTTGCTTGTGGTTGTGATGATTGCTGACATGGTTCGTTCTTTTGTATATTGTTAAGATAGGGTTGTTTGCAACTTCTACACTACCATAATATACATTGAGTCGAGAGAAGTCAAATTATTTTGGGGTTTATTTTCGTAGAATAATTTGGCCTATTGAAATTGGGTCGGAGAACCTTTTTTGGGAGAACCTATTCCTACTTTTTATACTATTGGAATATCTTTCCGCCAATCTAACAACTACCCTACCCCTTTTTAGAAAAACAAAATGATATTCTATTGGAATATCATTCGCTTGTGTCTGCGATTCCCTGGAATACCCGTTAAATACCCCCTAGAATCAACCAAAATAGACTAGGAATCGCTTTGGTTATGATTTCGATACAATAGTCATCGACTATTTGAAGGGGCTCTATCAGTCAAACGTATATTCCAATAATATAATACAGGGGTAATAAAAAAGAGAAGGGGATTCCTTCTCTTGTGAGTGGTTTATTCTCTTTCTATTCTCGTTCTAATATGCTAGGCAATGGTTCTGGCGGTGCCACCGTTGGTTCTGGGGGGAGGATCAACCAAACAATGAACGTTAGGATTGATGCTGTGATAACAATAGCTACCGCTAATTGCCAATTAAACTTTCTTCCCATTTAGTTTTTCCCAAGCTAGACAGCCGTAGAGTATTGCAGTTAAACTAGCAGACAAAACAAATTCATTGTACTTGATGTTGTTAACTCTAGCTGATTCTCTAAGCCATCCTAGTATCTGAACTTTTTCTTCAATACATTTGGTAGCTCCCCAAGAGTTCATTAAAGCTACTCTATTAGGGCATGGACAACCGTCTGGCTGTTCAATGAACCAAGTAATGATTGAATGTAGGGTTGATCCTGGTCCAGTTTCCTTAGTTTCAATTCCAGATAACCCAAGAGTTATTGGATTGATGTTCATTGGGTGTTGGTCTCGTTGACAACCGATACAAATTTCTTTGGTGGGTTGTGCTTTTGTTTGATTGATTAGATAAACAATCTCACAATTGTTATCACAATCTAGGTGTTCACAAAATGAGGGTTCAATGATACAGACTTCCTCTTGTGGTGTTGACAGGTCTGTTACCTTGCCACAAATGCAGGCAACATAATAAGTTCCCTCTGGATATTCTCTTCCACAGGTACATTTCATGGCAGCCAAGCTCCGGTTCCTAGCCAAGGACCTCCGTCCCACGGACAGTTCCTTACAGTTCCTGGGGGAAGTGGGTTCGTTCCGTTGTTGTACTCGTTACAACTTCTAACTTTGAATTCGGTTAAAGGTTCACTTCCATATCTTCTTGCTGGCCAGGGATTTTGTAAGGCCGTACTGTCGGGTCCAAAGGCCCTCCAATTAGGATCAAATGAAGAGGGGAGGGTTCCTGAGTAGGTGCGTTGTATAACCGGGTTGTTATAGTAAACCCCTAAACTATTTCCCGATTGGTCGGCTCCGCCCATGTAGCTGGCATCATCCCAAGATACTCCTGGGCCGGTATAACCCACTGCTGCATTTCCAGTTCCATAAGGGTTGTACCAAACTTTAATGTCAGCTTGCTGTACTAAGGTTTCGTTCCAATTACCACCTTCAGGGGTTGTAGGGTCTAGCCACCAACTAGCAGAGGCTCCCGCTTTTTCTCCTATCAATTCCCAGGTAAAAGCTTCATTTCGTGTAAAAGTTACTGTACCCAGGTTGTATAAACCGTATCCAGATTGACTAAAAAAATAAAGAAACCAGCTACCACTGCTGCCGCAATTAGGGTAGTTCGTTTGATTCAGGTATCTAAAATCAAACGTGTATCCATTTCTTGTCATATTAGAAGCGGTGTAGGATATGGAATACAATTTCCAGTAAGTAGGGGATACTACTTGAACCATAGTATAAACGTAATTGCTTAAACTAAAGTCGGGAAATATTTCTACTCCTAAACAGTTGTAGCAGGCTGGTACTCTTCTAGGTACACCACTTACTACTAATGTTTTTAATTTCCATCTTGCAGGAAGGTCGGGACAAATGATAGGGTTGAATAAAGTACAGTTCTGTCTAGCTAGTCGAAACCAAAAAGAATGGTTACCACAGAATTGTGGATTGATCTCGTCACTGGTAGAAGCTTGGTTATTACACAAAACACATTTGATTCTGTAAGTTCCAGTCTGACTGTTATTAACTGGATAGGCTTGTGGGTCTGTAGGTAGGACTACAGCTACATCGTTCCAAGTACCCCCAGTTTTCTTTTGTACAATTACAGTAGCCCCTGGTTTTGTACACCAAGTAATAACACCGGAACAAGGTCCGGTGTTGGTAAAGATTGCTTTGCAATTGCATCCTGGGGAGAAGAAATCGAATCCCATAGTGTTTTCTTGTTTAGGAGTTCTTGACAGTCAAAATCCTATATGTTTCTTAGTGTAGGAGTTCTTGACAGTTTATCCCGTTTGAGTAACCTGTTAAGGAATATCAACCGGACCTAAAACCGTACGTCCGTCAGAAGAAATGATGATTGGGGCTTGAAGACCTCCAATTATTTCGTTGTTGTTGACTGAAATATTCTCAAATCTTTCGATTAGATCATAGTTCTCAATTTCGATTCGAACTTCTCTTGTAGCTCCCGATTGATTGTCAATACAAATCTTGTCTAGGAGAGTGACTTGAGTTTCATGAGAGCGAAACAGTTCTACCCCGGTGGTATTGGCTACCAACTTAGAGATTGACTTAGAGTCTACTACCAATCCGGAAGCAAAGTATCGGACTTGAGCAGTGACTACTAATCCGGTTACTCCTGTTCCACTCATTAGTTTAGCTCGAACAATTTGAATCTTAGATACGATTCCTCCTAGGGTCATGACATTTGCATAGGTGGTACCGTCTAAATCAAAGTTGTCATCATCAATTCGGGTTACTGTAAAATAACCGTTGGCCTCAGTAGTTCCTTGCATTCCTGCAATAAGAACTTTGTTCCCAGTTACTAAACCGTGAGCAGGTCGTGTAATTCTAACTTTACCACTTGTACCTGATCCAGTAGCGGTTACTTGCCCTATATTAACATAGGGGTTGATGCTTCTCATATTGTAACCTCTACTTTATAGAAGACTTGGTTTACGTTCATATGTTAATCCCATTCGAAAGATTGATTTGCATTTTGTTGTTGAAGGCAGAAGCTGCATCGTTTACAGGATTTACCGGATTTAAACCTGAACTTATAGGAGAACAATCTCCTACATCAATCAAGTAAAAACCAGGAGAAATCTCTTTGTATTGACTAAGAGTTCCTGCTGCTTGAGTTACTCTAGTAGTATTCCAAACAGTAAAGATTGGAGTTTCATATCCTAGGATATTTCCGTTTGCATCTACTTGTACCTTGCTGGCAGTTGCGGACCCTAGTCTTGCTGGGGAAGTGGACCGTTCTGTGAGATTTGTTCTTAAGTAACATATACCACCGCTTCCAGTAGAAGCCTTGCTTGCTACCCCCAAGACTACTAGGCATTGTTTGATTCCCAAACCTGCTGGTTTCCAAAGAATTCTGATAGTTCCCGTACTGACCGTTCTTAGTCTGTTATTACTGTCAATGTCAGCCCATATAGAAGCTGTATCTGTGACGTTAATTACAGCCCAAGTGATTCCATGAATCACTACTTTCGTTCCCAATCCTTGTCCTGACGGCCCTTGAGTAATTCCTAAACTACTAGACGAGGACAGACTTCTGGTGATTCTAAATTCTAAAGAATCATAAGCCGGGTCTACGTCATCAGCTAGAGAAGGAATGAACAAAGGTTCTAGCAAAGCTACAGTTCTAAATCTTCCCAGGGTTGGACTGTCTGGATCGTAACCCGTTACAATTATGTTGGGGAATCGACTTTTGTCCGTACCTAGAACATCTGAACTTTTCGTTTTTTTGTTCAGGTCGTTCCAAGCTCTAGCCGTGATAACCTGTCGTATCGGTTGTCCTTTTCTAGCTGGACCCACGGTTTACCTTTCTTAAGTAGAGTTCCCTAATACTCCTATTAGCATTTTCTACATTAGGGGCGTGTCCTAAAATTTGTTGTTTTAGTTCTACGTCCGTTAATGCTTCTTGATGCCAAGGTTCTCCTGGGGGAAGGAGTTGGATAAGTTCCTTTGCTTTGTAGATGTTGTTGTCTATAGCATCTAACAAATCTAGTACTAGTTTCCATGTCATGGTGGTGGGCCTCCCCCAACTCCTAGGTATCTGAAATCCATAGATTCATAGTTTGCATGAATCAATCGTTGGACTGGGGTTTGTTGGGTCATGATAGCCCCTGAAGGAGCCGACTTCTTGTACAGGTATTCTACATAGTTCCACCCACTGTAAGCATTTCCTGGTGCTGGGCCAGCTACTGTAGTAGGGAACCAAGGATCGTAGTACACATCAAACATTAAAGCCGGGTCATCTTGTAGTGGGGAAGCTAGTACAGTTGGTCCTGTTTGAGAGAACTTAAAGTTCGGTCTCATTTTAAATGACAGTTCTACTGGAATCAAGCTATATGGATTATCCATATTAGCGTTTCCAGTTAGAAATATCACTGACAGAGCAGGAAATCCAAAGAACGTTCCTGCATTAACTGTTCCTGCCATTCTGTACAGAGTTCGATTGTAAGCTAGGGTAGCTTCCTGAGGGGTCAAGTAAGTTGTCATGTTGAATTCAAGTTGCCTTGAATACACCGGAGCCCCCTCAACACCGTCCTCCGTCACTCCCATTGGAGCCGGTTTGTTTAGTTGGTAAACCGGGGTACCTGTTAGAGTCGTGTTGTAGTGGTACGCTAACAAACTTCTTGAAAGAGTTTTTGTTTCTTCTTCGGTAGATGCGGTCAAGCTTACTTGGACAAATCTTTGTGACCACGTTTCGTAATCGGGGTTGGAGTCTAATTGAGAATCTCCCCCAGGAGAACGTCCGTCTCCTGAAGGAGTAGCATACTCTACATCAACTTTCCATACGTCCGGAGTCACCATTGTTAGGTCAATGACATTTCCCAGAAGCATTGCATCTGAGTTGTCTTTTAAAGGAACCAGTCTGAAATCTGGAATAAAAAGCCATACAGCTTTTATCATTCCCAGATCGTCGTCAGGTCCAAAACCTCCAGACGTGTACCCGTGATCCACAGCCCAAGCTCGAAAATTACCCCTCAAAATAAATTGAAATTTTTGAGAGATTGAGTCTTTCGTAATGTTTATACTTCGGGACCCGTCTTGCTCAAAATATTCATATTCAAGGGATATCGGCATTTTACTCTCTCATGTTCTTCGAGTGGAATTGATATTTCAGCTTTAAACCTTGGATTACCTGTTTCCTGTCAAACACGTAGGTTGTTACGTCTCCTTCCGTATTTGTCATTACGTCTTTAGGTTGTAATGAAGGTAGGAGAGATTGTAGTTTTTTAGTTTCCGCTGGAAACATAGATACAATCTCTCCTTTTTGATTAGAGAGCAATGTCAAAAATTGCCATGCTCTCTCTTTTTCTTGTTGAGGGGTCATCTACATACCTCACTACTTTTGTTGACGGTCACTCAAAAGTCTCCGCTCTATCTTTAAGATCACTGGTGTTGTCTCGAATCTCTTCGAGAACGTTAAGCTGTTGCTTAGCTGTTTTGTCCCCAAATTTGACCTTGTTGTAATTATTGCTAGTTACATATCCAATCAAACTGGAAGCTACTGCTTTCGATTCGTTCATAGCTTGTATTCCAGCTAATCCCTGAGACCTTTGAGGTTGGAAACCCCCATCTCCCTGGGGAGGGGTTTGGGGACGAACAATCCTGTTCATTTGGTTAGCTAGATCGTTTGTGAACCTGTTGATGTTAGCTGACCAAGCCTCTCTTGTAGCTGAGGTTTGTAAAGCCTCTTTTTTAGTCTGACCGTCCGCAATAGACTTAAACACTTTGTCAACTTCCTTGTTTTGTTCGTTGAGTGTTTTTTCTCGATCTCTGGCTGTCTTGTTGTATTCCATGAATGCCTTATTTACTAGCATGTTTCGTTCAGATTCGATTGATTCGTCTGTTCGACCCGATAGTATTTGTCCGGCTTTTGCAATCAAGGCTCCGGCTTCTGCTATAATCTCTTGAAGCACTTGTCCTAATTTCATAGTTAACAAGTCACCCCAATAAAATAGCTGGTTGATTCCTTTCATCAGCATTTGAGCCCCAGATATGATCATACCTCCGAAGTCCCCTTCTCCAGAAAATAACTTTCCAAAGATGGCTCCCGAAGTACCTGTTATCATTCCTAGAGTATTGCCAATAGAACCCATCAGGTTACTTATGAGTTGACTGATAGCTACAATGACAACTCTCAAAGTATCCCATGTTCCCGCAATAGAAGCTTTGAACAGATTCCATGCAGAAACTAATTGATTTACAATGATGCTACCGATTGCACTCAAAGCTGTCATCAAACCTTGCATTCCCCCTTGCATGTCTCCTTTGAACAGAGCATCGAAAGAAGCAAACAAAAGTTTAATTGGACCTTGAACGTAAGTAGCTATTCTACCTAAAGCTCCTCCTGCCGCTGTGAAACCATTAGCAAATTGGTTCCAAACAGCATTCACTCCAGGGATTTTGTCCCCAAAGAAAATGAAAATTTCTAATATGGTAAACCAACTAGGGATCAATCTACGACTTGCCCAAGCTACTCTAGCTGTTGCCACTGTTAGGTCTTTCATACCTTTAACAGCAGATACAGCCCCTCGACCCATTGAAGGTAGTATTGATCTTAAAGATGCTCCTCTTGCTCCTTGTGCTGCTGTTTTGGCTGCTCCGAATCCGGTAGCTAATCTTTGAGCTGCTTGGGCTCTTTTAGCATATTTGTTAGCTAGATTTACATTTCTAGCTTGCCACATAGCCATTGCTAAAGCTCGGTTAGTAGTTACTGATCTTTGAGCTGCTTTAGCTCTTGCAGCATTGCTTATAACACTAGCTTGGGCTCTACCTGCCCCAAACAAACCTCTTGCAGTTCCCCCTATAGCTTGTCTAGTTCCACTAGCCATGCTTCCTAGACCCATAGTAGATACACTAGCTGATCTAAGGTTTTGTAAGGTAGCTGTTAAAGCTGCTATCTGTCTAGCTGTTCCGGCAGACACAACCCCTAGGAACTTTCGTAGTCCTATGGTAGCTAATCCAAATCCAGTTCCTACTACACCTATAGCTTTACCTAATACAATCATTCCTACCCCGGCTGCCAAGGCAATTCCTGGGGAGAGAACGAGCATTGTTGCTAGTGGTTTGTTTGCTTCCACTACTTTGTTGAAAGCGTTTGCTAGGTAGGTTGCTCCGTGGATGATTGCTACGATTGGTCCATTAGCGGCTTTTCCTAAAGCTAGGCTTAAGTCATCAACAGCAGATGTCAACTTTCTCCAAGAACCTCCTGGTCCAGAGTCCATCAAGTCTGCTGCAATTCGAGCTTCATTACCTGCTTTTTCGATGGCCTTTGCCATTCCCAGAATGTTCTCAATTCCTTGAGCCCCTGCCATTGCACGAGCACCACGAAGGTTGAACAGGTCTTGGAAGACTGCAATTCTTTCCATCTTGGAAAGACGGGAAGTGTACGAGTACAAACGTTCAAGAGTTTTGAGTAGGTCTAAATCACCGTTCTTGGTAGCTGGTTCAAACCCAGGAAAACGTTCCTTGATTTTCTCCATCTTCTTTACTAGGTTGGCCATAGCGGTGTTTAATGAAGTACCACCGATAGAACCTGCTAGACCGACGTTCGACAGTTCAGTCAGAATTGCAAGAATGGGAGCTAGGTTTTGTCCCAATGTAGCTGCTGTACCACTTGAATAACGTAGTCCAGATTCTAGATCGGATAGCTCTAGCACCCCGTATCGAGTTGCTCTTACAAACTGACTGACTGTAGATTCAGCATCAGCAGAAGATAGCTTGAAAGCTCTCATGGCCCTAACGTACATGTTAGCTGCCATATCCAATTCAGTTCGAGTACCTCGACCCAAGTCAAGAATAGACTGTAAGCTGTTCTTAACTTCTGTTGGATCGAGCCCCCCTTGAGCTAAAACAATAGCTGCTTCTGCTACTTGTTGAGAGGTATAGCTAGTAGATTTGCCTAACTCTCTAACTCGAGCTTCCATTTGCTTCATAGCACTAGCTTGTTCTAGTGTCATGGTTCCTAGGAAACCAAACTTAGCTTGTAGTTCTTTCATCAAGTCATCAAACTTGAAGAAGTTACGTAGGGTCATACCACTAGCAATACCACCAAGCAAACCGCCTCTCATGGATTGTTCACCCACTCGAGTCATGGTAGCTCCGAAGCGTTTCATGTTGTTCGAAATTCTAGCCAACGTCTGACCTGTTAAGTCAGTTGCTTGGATAAGAATTACTGCTCGACCTGCTTGGATTGCTCTAACTGACATTATCTTTGCTTTCTAGTCTATCATCCTGGGGATGGTGCTTTCTTCTGTTGCTTTCTTCTTTCATCATCCGCTTTGATGATGTCGTCAAAGAAGGAGCCTAACATGGATTCCATCTTAGCTGCGGCTTGCTTCTTGCTCATTCCTTGTTTTGGTAACAACTTGGGTTCTTGAGCAGCACAAGCTAATAAGACTCGTTCTCTGTAAATTGCTTGTTTAAGCATCCATAAGACTTCCCCTGCTGTATGATTTTTTAAGGGGATTCCTCTGGAAATTGCTTCAAGTATTAAGAGTTTGAATCGTTCCCCTGAGATTTGATCGCTATTCGTGTCTCCTTCCACGTCTGAATCATCATTTCTCGTCTCAGGGGAGGAGAAAAAGTTACATAGGCATCCCAGAACTTATCTCGGAAGTCATCTAAGTCTTCCGAGGTCAGTTTGAGTAGCTCTGAATCTGTGAGAGTGGATTGTTTACCAAAGAACAGAACCAACTTAACCATCAATTCATCATCTAGTAATAGTCTTACTAGAAGGTTGTTGGCTATTTGTTGGTCTGTAAAGGCTTTGGTTAAGTGCAGATCGAAGTCTGCTGGAAGGATTTCAAGTACCAGCCTAAAATCCAATTTGATAGGGATTTCATGGTTCCCTACTTTAGCTTTGATCATTTTGTTTTTTCTCTGAAGGCGTAGATAAAAATCTGACGTTTGTTTTCTCTGTGAAGGCTCTGTGAAGGCAGTAAAATAAAAAAGCCTGACTAGGCAACTACCGGGCGAAAGGATAACTCCGGTAGTTGCCGTCAGGGACTCGATGCACTAAGGATTAGTTGGAAGCTTTGCAGCAATGGGCTTCTTACCTTTAGCTTCGAGAGCTTCGATAAGTTGAGCACGGTTGAATTGGCAGATTCCATCCCGTTTGACTTTCTGTGTGTCTGTTCCTTGAGGAACATACACTTCTTGGGTTTCAGCTAAATCGGATTCTTTTAGCTTTTCAGCAGTATCCATATCGAGAGCATGGGCTACCTGAGAGAAGATGCAGAACACTTCTTCGTCAGCCCCGGCTTTGCAGGACTTCAAAAGACGTGTTCGTCTTTCTTCTGCTGACATTTCTTCGGCAACAGTTTTGGCCATAAAATCTTTCTTTTTGTTTTGTTAAATGGTTTGAGAAGGGATGACTTACGTCGTTGGAGTGTACGTTCCTGGGGTGTAGTCAACAATTGCAGCGGCAACTGCAACTTTTACTGGACGTACTTTACATGCAGTAATTTGGCAAGCTGCTGGTTTCAGCTTGAAGTTTTGAGAAGAAGGTTGGCCATCTGGTGATTCAGTGGATCGGTCGAAGTTGTTCCACTTTCCTCTCCAACCAACTACTCCAACTCGAGTGATAGGTCCGCTAAGAACGAGAACGTCAATAGCTTGACCTTTCCAACGGGATGAGTTGAAAAAGGCACAACCTTCATACAATTGATCCACGTTTTGAGTTCCACTGATTTCTACGTCAGTTTTACCTTGAAGGTAGACTTTGACCCAGTTTGCCGGGTCTCGATCTGACTGCTCAATTTCTTCGTCGGTTTCATTGACGCTAAGGTCCCCCTTAACACCTTTATGAAACGACCATGCTGGAGTGCTGCAATCTCCACCAGGGTTGAAGTAGAGAGAAAACACGCCACCGTCATTAGGGCATGTTAGATTTGCTGATTGTGACATAATAGTCCTTATAACTGTTGGGCCATGCCGTAGGTAAACTCTCTAGATAGCTTGCCATTTGCAATCATCTTATCTAAAGTTGTTCTCATGAACGACCGTCGTTCATAATGGTAAAATCTTTGTCTGGCTGCAAAAATGCCGCCGAACTCATGAACTGCCGGAACCGGCTTGTTCAACCTATTACCACCAGCAAATTTAATAGGTCCTACAATTGCCATGTTAGCGTCTTCAAACACTCGAAACTCGATAGCTCTTAGTCCACCTGAGCTAGAAGTTGTGTGATGGTGTGGAGGGAAACCAGGTTTACTCGGTCCTGCTTTTCGTCTTATAGCTCTTTTACAAGCTGTTCTAAGAAAAGCAGACGTTCGGTATAAACCCGACCTTTTACCCCGTTTGATTTTTGTTTTGAAATGACTGAAAAAGTTCTGGAACAGAACTTTCCAGTTGAATGTGAGCATTGTCAAAATACTTAGTTCCTTAGCTCTTTTCCGGTTTCATCTACGATTTGAAGATGTTGAATTCCTCGTCGTTTAGCTTCTACCATTGCTTCGTTCATTAAATGGTAAGAGTTTAAAACACAAGTAAGCTTTACAATTTGGTTCTTTTCATCTTCAATCCAGTAGGTTCCGTAAGATTTTAAAGTCCACGTTATCATGTACAAACCCAATGGTAAGTTATTTCAGTACCGGCAAGAAAAAACCGTTGACTCAACATCAAGTCTTGAGGAGGTTCTTGATTAATCTCTCCCACTGTAACTCCTGCTACAGGGTTCATTGCTAGACACTCGTTGATTAGCTCTTGCAACTCTTGATAGGGCTTAGACACTTCCCATTTGACAGCATCCCAAACTTCGTCCACTCCTGGTTTCTCCTGGGGAGGGAATGCTTTTGATATGGATACAATAATCGTGAAGGTCTTACCCGTGAGCCTTTTATTGGTTCCTCGTCCTTCAATCTTGAATGTTGTGTTGAGGGCAAACACTCCGATGAATTGGTTGGAAGCGTTGACTTCGGTACCAAATAAAGCTTCTGGATCGAGACAATTGATTACTGGAATATCAGTGTCAGCTTTGATTGTGGTTCCCGGCTTTTTGTCTTTTAGGATTGCTACCACAGCCTCAGCTATATTAGTGCAAAGCATTAGGTGACTCCTGTTTGAAGGGCAAAGAAAAGGATTATGTGGATTCCCTTAGGGTCATTAAGTTCATATTTGTCTTTTCCTAGGGGAACTAAATCCCAAACTTCTCCCGCTCTCCACATTCTTAAACCAGGGACCAGCTTGATCTGTTTTGCTATTAGAGCTTGTCTTTCAAATATTACCCTCATATGGGTCATTTGAGTGTTAGCTCCTTGAGTAGCTAGAAAACCTTGACTACCAGAGAAAGTAGCGTAAAACTCTTGTGCAATGTCTTTTTCGGCTTCGTATCCGAGTTTGACCAATTCTTTAGGTCGTTTTCTATCAAGCCATGCTAAGGCTGCATTTATGTCCATTTGGTGGCTCATTAGAAAAGAATCTAGAGGGTAAAGGTTGGTAGACAGGGTGAAGAAAGATGCTGGTTTCTCTCTCCACCCCTCTACCCGCCTTCATGGATTGTATAAGTAATTGTCTAGTATTCACTAATTACTTACGTAGATTGTACCGATCGAACACAAGACTAGTAGACTGTTGCTACACCGGGTAGGCTAGCTACTGTAATCCACTTGTCAGTACCGGCTGTTGCTACTACAAGATTACCACCTGAAATAATCAGGTTTTTGGAGTCTTTATCAGTTGTAGCTCGTCCCAACAAGAAACCTGCACTGGCTCCTGGTTGAGCTGTGGTTGCACCACCAACACCGGAAACTACCGTACCTGATGCAACGTTGTTGTCCAAACGTTGAACTAGGTTCAAAGTTGTATTCCAGTAAATGACAGCGTCTTGAAGAATGTTTGCTGCTCCCAATGCTGGGTTCAACATAACTTCAGCAACCCAATCGGTTAGAACCGTCCCCATTTTTCCTGGGGGAATGGCCTTTTCAACCAAGCAGATTCGGTTGTAAGCTACGATTGGTTGTCCTGCAAGCAGGGTGAGAGTTGTGGAACTGTTGTACCACGGTAGCATCAAACCTGCTGCTTGACGCAGTTTGGTTGGTCCAAGGAAACGTTCTTGCTCAATCGTACCTTGGTTACGAATGGCTGTAGCGGCAGTTACGCTCATTTAGAAATCCTTATGAACTTGTTGATTGTTTTCAAAAAAGCTAGCCCAAGAGGTTTGAGCTAGCTAGGTTTAGTTGACTGGTTGGTGTTAAGCCGACGGTGTAGCTCGAACAACTGTTTGGTTGTTCTTCTTGTTGACAGCCAAATCCCAATAGATTCTCATACCGCTTCCAAGGAATTCTCCCGGTAGAGAGATTGCTTCGGATACTGGCTTACGTTGGTTGTTGTAGAATCGAAGAATGAATGGAGCAAACTTCGAATTTGTTGGCCACAAGAACCAGGAGCCTGCGTTGACGAACTTCACACCGTTTGCTGTCAAACCGTTGGCTACGCTAAAGGCTGTAGCATTGTCCAAGTTGCCCCAAGTTGCAATCTGTGCAGTCTTGAAGTACTTGTTCTTTTGTTGGTTGGCAATTGTAGGTTGTTCGATTACTTCCCATACAGGGTTGTATCCGGATCGGGTTGTAATAACCTTGATTCCTTGATCCAACATGACTTGCCAATCAAACTTACCTCGTTTGTCAGCGTACGATTCCATCAACAGTTTCTTAGCTCCGTAAGAGGTAGCGTCGAAAGCGGTTGAGAGGAAGCTGTTCTGGTTATTGACCCAGAAACCAGCACCGTCAGCAGCAAACATTTCGTAACCGAACAACAAGTCAGGAAGGATAACGGCTCCCATTGACATCTGTTCCATCAAGTCCTTGAGGGCATCCCATTCGTCGTTGATGGCGTCTTTTCGGTTCCATGTGAACACGTTACCGAAGGTGTCAATGTTAGTCTTGTAACTAACTTGGTTTCCACCGGACCACAAAGCTAACTTACCGTCAGCTTCAACCTTCTTCATCACTTCACCTTCGGTGATACGTCGGTGAGTGACTTCCTTCATGTGACCGTAGCTTTCGCTGTCACACATATCCATTGCAAAAGATGGGTTCAATTCCCAAACTTGATCTTTGATCACGTTACCTACACCGGCAAACCAGTCAGGAAGATCGAAAGTAGACCAAGTAGGAGCCGCGTTGCCGACGAAGTGGACGTTATTGGTTCGTTCGATGAACTTGATAACTCGTTCATTTGAAGAGAATCCATTGAAGTTTCCACCACGGCTGTTAGCAATTGTTACTAACAATTCACGGGGTTGAAGATCGTCCATTTTGTCCGCAGTTTCAACCAACTTCTCACCGAAGTTCTTGATCAAAACGGCTTCCTTGGCTCCCATTGATCGAGCCATTCGGATCATCATGACCTGACCTTGAACTTCGGCTGGATTGTCGTTGTTCAAGACTGGACTCGGGGCAGCAGGCAAAGCCTTGTTCTTCAAGAAGACTTCGATTTGACCCTTGATGTCAGGGCTGTTGAAACCTTGACGAGCACAGTTGACAATGTAGTCCTTGAAATCGGGGTACTGTGGAAGAAGTTCGATCAGAACATCTTGTACTCGATTGGAACTGTTGTCAATGATCGGAGGGATCACTGGTGCTGGAGTTGGTGCTGGAACCGGAGGTGGATTGTTGTTCAGAATTGGTGCTGGCACTGGAGCGGGCGTTGGTGCTGGCACTGGAGCGGGCGTTGGTGCTGGCGTTGGTTCTGGAACGGGAGCTGGAGTTGGAGGAACTGCTGGGGGTGTTTGGTTGTGGAAAGTGATCCCACGATTCTGAATTTTCATTCTGGTCTCGCTGTTAAGAAGTTCGAAAGAAGTGTTACTGTCTCGACCAGAAGCCGTTACAGTCATTTCAACTAGAGTTGTTTTTCGGGCTACATACATAGGCCCTACAAATTGTCGATTGTTGACGTTAAAGTTTACACCTTTCGGTATGAACTCTATGTCGTTTTCAATGTCGTTGATCCGAAGACCCATGCTGGCTTCCCAAGGGAAACCGTTCTTGATACCTTCTACGACTTTCGTCGTATTTGGTCCTGGGAGGGAGGCCACACCTTTTCCTCTTAAAGCTGAGTTGTTTTCAACTTTACGAACTGAAGTAGCGTGTCCAATTATGTCCCAATGATCGAACATAATTGAAGTCTTGTTTAGGATTTCAATACCCTTTATTTCGTATACTAAAGGGTACTCTAATCCGTAATCTCTCAGGTTGACCTTGTCTCCACTGTAACCCTGGAACTTGAGTTTGGCTGCTCCACCTTCCGCTACTCCACTTGTTTGACACTTGATAAACAAGGCGTCTGGATTTTTTGGAAGGTGAGTTTCTGGTTCAGGGTTGTTGTTGTGAATCAGGATTGGACTGGCCCGCTGGTTCAAGATTGTTTCCTATGCTTGAGAATCTGGATTGAATGAGAAGGGCTTTAAGTTCTTGAACAGAGATTCCAAGATTCTTGGCTTCCTGTCTTATTGCTCTTCTAAAGTTTCCACCTTTTTGATTCCAAATCTCTACTAAAGTTGTAGCTCCGGAAGCCAAATCGGTACTTCGAGCATCTGCTCGTTTCTTAGGATCGTTGTGTTGGAAAGTAGTAGTGTAACCTAACTCATAAGCTAAATTTCTTTTTGCTTTGGGGGTTAAATAACCCAAGGTTCCTACAGCCCTTTCCTTCCACCAGTTAAGTACTTGAATCAAAACTGGTTTGTAATCCATTCGGTCTCTCTCTACTTCGTCTTGCCAAGGTTGTAAGTCTACTTGACTAGCCGACATATTGAGATTTCCCGAATCACCCATCATTAGATTAGCTGGACACTTTTTAATTCGTCCTGCTGCACTAATTACCAGTCGTGTGTAATCTGCTCTGTCTTGAGAGTGACTACCTACGTTTAGTCCTTGCAACTCAACTCCTGGGGGAAGGGTTGGGACCATGTTTGGTTCGTATTCGAATGCCCCGGTTGGTAAGGCCCCAGCATCTTGTGGTTTCCATATTTGAGGGTCCAGCTTACAAGCCATTGGGATAGAAGCTTTGAATTCTTCCCCCTTTAGTACGGCTGTAAAGAACCTTCGAATGGAAGGGAACATACATAAAGCTTGTGAACATTCTGGTAGTGGAAAGTGTTGATCTTCCAAAACTCGTTTGTTCCAGAATATAATGTCTTTCACTTTATATTCTGTGGGCTTTAGAACGTCATCGGACTTAACAAAAATTGCAACTGGTTCCCAATTTTTGTTGTACTGAATCCCGTCTATGATACGATCCGAAGGGGACGCATTTAGAGGGGTTGTCAATCTGGTAGGAGAAATGTCTCTGATGTACAGCCCGATGGGTTCTTTAGGATTTTCTCGTATTTGAGGGATTCCTATAGCCAATCCGGTTTTACATGCGGATCGTCTTAACAGTCGAAGACTTAGACCTATTTGATTGAATAAAGCCCATTCTAAGAACTTGTCTTCAATTTCATCAG